ACGTCGCACAAGTTTAGTCGTGTTACGTTTCGTGTATGAACTAACTGAGAACGGCGAGTCGCAAGACAAGCCAAAAGCCGCATTAGCGGTGTTGTTCCCATGGTGACCGTCGTGAGACGTCGATAGAGGCTTCTGCCCTTCGGTGAAAAACCGAAGAAGCATAAGCCAGCCATCTATCGTCTTAGACACGGCGGGAGACCTGACATCCCAGCACTTGTACTCGAGCTTCTGTAAGCTCAAATTACAACGCTTGGCTAAAGGTCTCATGCCAACTGGCACTGCGCGTAGAGACGGACAGGTTAAACCCTGTGAAGTCTCTGGAATTGATCCATAAATATTGATCAGTTCCCCTACAATCAAGTCGTAGGTCTCGTAGTACTGTCTATCGTAGAAGGAATTCGCGTAAGCGATCCAACTGCAGTAGACATCAGGGCGAGGTTCTGATGACCAAATAGTCCTAATGCGGACAGGGGTGACATTGACGCCTTTGAAAGCGTCTACGCCACATGACTCTCTGAAGAGTCCTTTGGTGCAGCTCTTATCGCGGTTTACTTTTAAACCAAACGATTCGAGGTGTTTCATCGCATTCTCCGCATAAGCGGTTGGGACGACTACATCATCACCGTACACTAAGATACCATCCCTGGTATCTGCATCAGGAGCACCGGCCGTAAGGATAGCCCAAACAGAGAGAGCTAAGATAGGAAAGCATAAACTGCTTCCCATCGGAGCAAACTTTTTGAGCGGGAGAACCTTACCATCCGGAAGCTCCGTTGATAAACTCCTGCATGCTGCCAAGTACTCATATATATGAGGAGGAAACAGCAGGCGAACTAAGTCAACCGATACGCGGTCAGAGGCCTCATTGAGGTCAAGAGTAGCGTAATTCCCAGTCCGGGACCCGAGTAGGGAACCGAACTGGTTCGGTTGCTGATTGGTAAAGAAAACATTCCACTTTGTAAGTGGATGTGACTCTACCCAGTCAACTATGGCACGGCCCAAACCTTGCTGTACCCATTGAAAATCAACGGGTTCGCAAGAGATGAGGCGTGGACCACGAGAGTCCTTAGGAACGAGCAAAACTCGCGCACTAAGATCTCTGTCCGTAACCTTAAGAATAAGGTTATGTCGATCACATACGTGTCCTAACGATGCGCAGAAAAAGGCATCGAAGGGATACTTAGAGGTGATTCTTCCCGATACATTAGTAAACTCGAACTTCTCCCATAGACGTTGCTTGGTAGCAACGACTCCAGGACCGTGAGAGGGTACAATGTTTTGCGGGTCAAAACAAGCGACAGGCGGATTTGTACCAAGAAGGTAGTTAACCTTATTGGACCACCTATTGGATGAGCTACCGAAGAGGTTGCTCAGCAATATTCGCGCTTCGCGGGCTACAGTGATCTGACTAGACGTATCAAAACGTCTACGACGGCTACTGCAACCTTTATCAAGGCAAGCCTCAACAGAGTTGAGACTCGATGATAGAGTTGAGAGGTCCTCTTCAGTTCTAACGAACCTAGAGATAACTTCCTCTTCTTGTTTATCGGTGTATGGGAGCTCATATTTGTAAAAGACAAATAAGATATCTCGCAACACTTTGACGCTTGCTATGCATGGGTTAGCGAGGGGTTGACCATCGTGGTCCAGAACTCGACTGAAGAATTCACCTAAAAATTTGGGTGTTTTCATTCCTAGATCGGTTGCGAAACCGAGATCGGAAGCGTTCAGTTTAGTCTCCAGAGCTAAAGCCTTATCAAAGGCTTTACCTAGCTTTGGTAAAGTTTTCGTTAGAAAACTTATCCCCTCATTTAGGACTCTCTGTCGAACTACATTAGTAGTAAGGCGGAGAGAACGTTCGTTAAACACTACACCATGACGGTTATGAATGTCACAGAGTAGTGCCGCGATGATGTTTTCAACATTATCTAAGCTATTATGTAATCCCATATGGGTGTTACTCTTAGCGTACGGCAAGACCCTGCGATCCATCGCAACAAACGATGATTCATACAAAGGTAAACATATGACCGACATACATCCACCTAAGCATAACAGCGATCGCATAAATGAGATCATTGAAGAACTCACTGATGCGCAGCTGAATGACAGGCCAACATACAAGAAACTCCTATTGAATCAAGAAACATTTGCACGTATGCACAATGCATACAGGCAGATGTTCGAGAGACAACAAGAGTTTCCCTTCTGTTGACTTGCTACGAACTCAAGAACAAAACGGAAGCACCAAGTGGTGTGATGTTACTAGAAGGGACTAATAGATGGGATCCACTAACGTCGCGGAACTATGCAGCCTTTGTAGGCTGCTGGGATGTTTATCCCAACGTAGTTACGTGAGAAGTTAGTAAGAACCATTCATGCCCTATATAGTAACGCCACTTGGCGCAACCGTTCGCTAGCACTAGAGCAGGATGAAGTTAAACTTCACCGGCAAGAAGTGCACGAGCCCCGTTACCTGTGTTATCGTACAGAATTGTCGTAGTGACTCCTAAAGAGGCACAAAATGACAACAAGTGCGCTTGCACATCCTTAGCATTCGTGTCGACAGCCTGATTACCCACTGGGTAATCGAGCACGGCATACGCGCTAATGGTGACCAGCTTCGTCACATCTACCCCGCCAACGACAGTTTTGTCGAAGCGGACTAGAGAACGACGACGCAGGGCGGTACCGACGCCAGTCTCACTATGTTTAATAGTAAGACGGACCGGGTAGGCAGGCAGTTCATTTGACTGCTTATATTTGCTTTCCCTGGGCCCGAGGGAGATCTGTGTAAAATTCACAGATCCTCCTGCGGCGTTCTTGATTTCGTTTGTAATTAGGTCTTTAACCATACTAGTTGTTACCGACACTTAGTTCCTCGCGGAACTATGTGAACTCCTTAGTGGAGTCCGGGTCTCGGCGCTGAAAGGCGCCTAGGTCCACGGTACCTACGCTGGCAAATTGCCAGAGCGGCACCTAGACTGAGTTCTTTTGGACTCAGCCCGCTCGTGGTTATCGAGCTGACCCCTGGTAGACCAACTTGCCTGCGAAAGGCAGTCTCGGTGACTACGGGGTACGATATCCTAGTTCCAGGAGTGTAGTGGTTGGGTACAAGTGGGTGAACTGTATTACAGATCATATCCACTTTTATCTTTCTACTACGCTTAATGGACCACAGATATTGCAGTATGTTGATCACGGGTTCCATGTTCTTGACCTTTCCGTAATAGCCTAGGAATTGACTTACGTCAACAACCCAGTCTACAACGAAGGACCAAGGTAAGGCGTTCCAGACAATCTGGGTATTAAAGTTAATACCAAGACGATCTAGTAACCTTAAGAGGGACGCGTACGTCCTCTGGAATTTAGTATAATTGTAATTATACTGAATTTCCGCATGGAATTCAGATGCAGAATGAAAAGTTACCCGTTCTTGGTTCCAAGTATAGGCAGGATCGTCCACCGATGAAGGTGGTTGATCCAAGCCGTACGAGGGACTAGTTTCGGTTAACGATTCAGGGAACTCAAACCACTTATAACTAAAGTGGTGAGTCTGCATCTTACCTTCACGATTAATCAGGTCATTGATTTGAGCCTGATAATCGGCCAATGAGGCGTAAAGCCCCATTATGTCGCGAACCAACGGCGCCATTGCAAACTGATACGTAAGATACGTTTCAGAAGGCAACCTTAAGAAGTCGAGAAGAGTAGGGATACTCTTTTTAGTTTTCAAGAAACGTGTCACAAAAGGCACGATCTCTCGAAATCGACGAATTAAGCCAGGAAGGGACTTGAAATCTTTCAACTCTATAATAGAATTGACAAGAGACAAGTTCTCCTTGATCTGAGGTAACATGGCTTTTAAAGCCCTGTCATTCAGATCATCTAAACCGACAGGGGCGGGTACAAAAGTCCCGTCAATGGTGTTTAGCTGATAGAAAGCAGGTAGACCAGAATTTGGTTCCCCTGCTTCGCCGAATGGTGTTGAATAGTTCCCGGCGCCAGTATAAAGGCGCCAACGCGTAGTCTGCTTCGTACTTGATGCATCATAGTGAAATTCGCCAAATGAGGCTGCATTCACGAATTGATGACCAATACGACGAGGCTTGGTAGACATGAGCTTATAATGCTCAAAATTCTTCCAAGTGTCGCGACCTCCGTTCCAAGACTCATCCCAGACAGTTTCTTTTAGTTCGGTATAATCCGAACTATAGAGCGGTCTTTGATAAGGTGGATAAGAGATCGGCGGATCTGGCAAGGGTTCAGGACTGTGACATGTGAATGTCACATTCTCAACCGTACCAGGCGTTATCTTAGTCCTATTCTTCGTTGGCATACATGGAAGCTAGTGTATTTAACTAACGTAGGTTGTGCACCAACAGGGTGCA